ATGCAATAGCGGTAGAATCAGCACGTGAGAACTTCGTAACGAAGCACTGCAATATCATTTATCAAGGTGTAGGAACCGAGACATATATTGACGTCAGCGATGTGCAGTCATGCAAGGTGGCGAATATTGATTGGGCAGGAAGAATCGTATATCTGGGCGTAGACCTTTCGGAGACGAGCGATAACACGTCTGTAGCGATGGTTTCGGTCGATGATGATAACCGAATACTTGCGGAAAGTTTCGCATTCATACCAGAGGGGAGAATAACGGAGAAATCAATATCCGAAAAGGTGAACTATGCGGAGTTATTGAAAACTGGGAAGGTGTTTGCCTGTGGCGATCGTGTAATTGATTACAGATACGTTGAGCAGTTCATCATGAATATAGAGCAGACGTATGGAGTTCAGATACAGGCCATCGGCTATGACAGATGGAATGCGCTAAGCACGGCGCAGAAACTTGAAGCTGAGGGATATAACATGGTTGAGATCAGACAGCATTCCAACACACTGCATCCACCGACAAAGCTACTTAAAGAGAAAATACTTGCGAGGGAGTTTGAATATACCGAGAACAAGCTATTGGAGATCAATTTTCAAAACGCAAGATGCGTGTATGACACGAATAAGAATCTGTATGTAAACAAGAAAAAGTCTACAGGAAAGATCGACATGGTGGTGTCATTGATCAATGCAGTATATCTGCTTCAGCAGGATGTTTTCTTGAACCAAATGGAGTGGGTTACGCAGGTGCTTTAGTGTCCTGACGTGGCTTTTCAAAAAGAAAATTCTGCTATAATTTAGGCGTTAAAGGTTTCAAGAAGAAACGGAAAGGGGTGTTCAAATGTCGATATTCGACAGGTTCAAAAAGAGCTACAAGAATGATGTGAACCTTGAAGATCAAAGCGTTCAGCTTGATGATGTGCTTCTTTCCGCTTTATTGAATGGTGAGAAGATCACGAGAGAAAAAGCTCTGACACTTCCTGCTGTTTCAAGTGACGTAGACTTTATCGCTAGTTCGATTGCATCAATGCCTGTTCGACTTTACAAATACAAAAACGGGAAGGTTGAAGAAGTTGAGAACGATACGAGAGTACGAATGCTCAACGGGGATACAGGCGATGCGTTGGACGGATACCAGCTCAAAAAGGCAATGGTTACAGACTATCTTCTTGGCAAGGGCGGATATTGCTACATTCAGAGAAACGGCAATAACATTACGGCGTTGAAGTACATTCCAGATGTGAACGTCACGGCGTGGACTAATTCAGACCCGATGAATAAGTTCGTGCAGTTCTATGTCGGTGCGAGAAAAATTTATCCGTGGAACATGATCAAGCTGTTACGGAACACCAAAGACGGAGCGACCGGAAAAGGTGTGATCGATGAGATCAGCAAAGCACTTGAAACTGCGTACAGTACGCTTGTATATCAGCTAGGGCTTGTAAAAAGTGGTGGAAACAAAAAAGGTTTCCTACAGGCTGAGCGAAAGTTGGGACAGCAGGAAATCGACATTCTGAAGCAGGCATGGCGAAACATGTATGCCAACAACACAGAGTCAGTTGTCGTGCTGAATAATGGGCTGAAGTTCCAAGAGGCAAGCAATTCATCCGTTGAAATGCAGTTGAACGAATCAAAGAAAACATTACAGGATGAGATCAACAATGTGTTTCACATCCATGAAGATTTTAGTTTGACGTTCAAAGAGGCTATCTACCCGATTGTCAAAGCATTCGAGACGGCAATCAATAGCACAATGCTTCTTGAAAGAGAAAAGAAAAACTACTATTTTGAGTTCGACGTAAAGGAAATTGTGCGTGCGTCGTTGAAAGAGCGTTACGAAGCATACAAACTAGCAAAAGACACAGGATTCCTTACGATCAATGAAATCAGAGCAGAAGAAAATCTCAACTATATCGAGGGCATGGATGTGATCAATGTCGGACTTGGTGCTGTTCTGTTTGACGCTAAGACCGGAACATACTACACGCCTAACACCGGAAATGTCGCAGGAATCGGGGAAAATGCAGAGGGTGAAACGGGCGATGAGCAGGGAGAAAGCGAGGGGAAGGAAGATGGTTTACAAGTACCTGAAGAATTTGACGAAAACAAGCGCTGACTTTTATGTGTACGGCGACATTGTTGATGAGAATGTGCCGGACTTGTGGACTGGTGAGAAGTCAGCAACAGCAGTTGACACGAACGCATTCAAGACAGAGCTTGACAGCCTGAATGGTGTGACAGACTTCAATATCTACATCAATTCCGGTGGCGGTTCCGTATTTGCAAGCTCGGCAATGGTTTCGATGTTAAAGCGGTTCAAGCAGAATACCGGAGCTAAAATTCATGCGTACATTGATGGATTGTGTGCTAGTGCGGCGACATATCTTGCGATGGTGGCAGATGATATTAACATTTACAAAAATTCTGTCATGATGATTCATAAGCCAATGACATACGCCTACGGCAATGCGGATGAATTACAGCATGACATCGACACGCTGAATCTGATTGAAAGTGGAACGATGTTGCCGATGTATGAAAGCAAAGCAAAAGAAGGAATCACAGCAGAGAAGATCGCAGAACTTGTGGACAGCGAAACGTGGTTCAGTGGGAATCCTGATGATGATATGTACATCGGAAACTACTTCAACGTCAACGCACTTGAAACAGTCAAGGATGTGCAGGCGTGCGCCACGGATTTATTCAGGACTTACAAGCATGTTCCTGAAGCATTAAGAAAGCCAAAACAGGTTGAAAAACCTGTCGAGGATCGTGTGCTCGATTATTCAGCATACGAGAATATTATTAGTTCATTGAAAGAAAAGGAGCGTACAAGATGAACGTAAAAGAAATGATCGAAAATCGCAACAACAAGGTCGCTCAGATGGAGAAGGTGCTCGATACCGCCAAGGCAGAGAACCGTATGCCGTCTGATGAAGAGACCACGCAGTTTCAGAATCTCAAAAATGAGGTAGAGGAACTGGACAAAACAATCGCTATGTACGATGACATGAGCAAGATGGGAATGCGTCCGGTACCGTCTGACAAGCCGGAACTCACGAATGCAGAAAAAGATCGCAAGATTTTCGAGAATGCAATTCGTGGCATTGTGAATGAAGATCAGCCGACCATGCCTGCCGATGCAAAGACGCTTATTCCTACAACCGTATGGAATAACATCATTGAGGAAGTAACGCAGATTAGCCCTATCTTCCAGATGGCTGACCGTTACAACATCAAGGGCAAGCTCGTTCTGCCGAAGTACGACAAGGAACATTCTTCCATCGTTATGACTTATGCTGATGAAGGAACGCAGGCTGAGTCTGGAAAGATTGCTGTAACAAGCATCGAACTTGATGGATACCTTGCACGTTGCCTTGCTAAGATCAGTAAGTCTCTGATCAACAATTCCAACTTCGACATCGTTGGATTCGTACAGTCCAAGATGGCACAGGCTATTGCGAAGTTCTTCGAGCATGAGCTTCTGTTCGGAACCGAGGGCAAGGTTGATGGCCTGAAGGGAATTGCGACCGATATGGTTGTGACTTCTGCAAAGGCTACTGCCGTTACGTCTGACGAGCTGATGGAATTGCAGGACAAGGTGATCGACAACTATCAGGGTGGTTCTGTATGGATTATGAACCGTGCGACTCGTGACGCAATTCGCAAGCTGAAGGACGGGCAGGGCAATTATCTTCTGAATCGTGACTTCACGGCAAAGTGGGGCTATACGCTTCTCGGCAAGGATGTTTATTGCTCTGATGCAATGGATACCATGCAGGCAACAAAGACAGCCATTTACTACGGTGACTTCTCTGGTCTGGCTGTAAAGGTTTCGGAAGAAGCAAACATGCAGGTGCTTCAGGAGCGTTATGCTGAGGAACACATGCTCGGCATTCTCGCATTCGTTGAGTGGGATGCAAAGGTAGCAGATACGCAGAAGATTGCCAAGCTCGTAATGGCATCTGCCTAAAAAACTGATTGAGAGGGGGTGAGGAAATGGCTCAGAAAGTAAGCGAGATAAAAGCTGAAGACATCGCAAACTACATCCGGCTTGATGAAGTGTCTGAAGATGATACGAAAACACTGAATGATCTGATTGCCATTTCCAAGTCCTTTATAGAGCACTATACAGGGCACACAGAAAAGGAACTGGACGATTATCCAGACTTTGCAATCGTGGTCTATATTCTTTGTCAAGACATGTGGGACAATCGCACACTGTACGTCGATAACAGCAACCTGAACAAAGTTGTTGAGACTGTGCTAGGCCTTCACTCGGTGAACTTGCTATGAGTACGAATACAGGTATGTACAGCCAGAGTTCAACACTTAACGCAGGCCAGTTCAACAAGCGAATAACGATATACAGTGTTGAGATTGTGACCGATGAAGATGGTTTCCAGAGTAAGCAGAAAACGGTTGTGCTGAAGCCATTTGCAAATGTCAAAACCACAAGGGGATATACGCTGATTGCAAACAATTCGGATTTTGAAAAAGCATACACACGGTTCCTGATTCGGTATCCGAAAACGCAGATCACACGTGATATGCTTATCGACTTCAACGGCAAGACGTATACCATTGAGTATCTGAACAACGTTGATGAGGCGAATACGATGCTGGAAATTCAGGCGAAGGAAGTGGAACATTGATGGCAAATTTTATTGCGAAAGTTCCGGATGATGTGCTGAATGATGTGCGCTATCTTGATGAATATTACGACAAGATATTCGGCGGCATGACTAGAGAAGCCGCACAGGTTGTATTGGATAACGTCAAGGCGAACATGCCAGTGACATTTCTGAAAGCATTGAACCGGAGCAATCTGAAATTGACACGGACATACAAGACTCCATCTGATGATGGTATCAATACGAAAATCGTCATAGCAGGATACTTCACGAATGAGGACGGAAAGAAAACACCTGCGCCACTTGTCGCAAATATGTTCGAGTATGGTTCGAGTGTGAGAAAGTATCCGGTGCATCCGTTCTTCAGAAAGAGCTTCAACAAAGCACAGATCGAGAACACGATGAAGAAGGCACAGAAAGAGTTGAGCAGGGGCATCATTGATGAATAAAAAGATCGAAAAAGCATTTGCAGGTTTCACGGTAAATGGCAAAACTGTTCCGGTCAAGTTCCTGCAATATATGGGAAAGTCTGACACTTATGTCGTGTATTATGAATCTGATTCTCAGGGTGCGCTGTATGGTGATGATGAATTGCTGAATTACGTGAGTTATTACGACTTCAGCATTTACACAAAAGGCAATTACAAGCCCATTGTCGAGGCAATCAAGAGCATCATGCTAGGGCTTGGGTTCACGTGGTGTATGAGCCGTGATTCTGCTGACATGTACGAAGCGGATACGGGGTACTACCACAAGGTAATTTGTTTCGCAATCGAAAGGAGCGAAGAAAAAAATGGCTAAAATCGGGTTAAACAACTTCCGCTACTCTGTACTTACTGAAGCAGAGGACGGTACACCGTCTTATGCAGGGGCGAAGAAGCCTGCCAAGGCAGTTTCGTGCTCTGTAGAACCGACAAACAACAGTGCAGAGCTTTATGCTGATGATGGGCTTGCAGAAAGTGATTACGGATTCTCCAAGGCATCTGTCACGATGGGCGTTGATGAGGATGATCAGCAAACGATGGCTGACCTGCTCGGGCACAAGGTAGATGAGGAAACGCAGGCAATGACACGTAACACCGGAGATACTGCGCCGTATGTTGGGTTCGGACGTATTGTCACGAAGATGGTAAACGGCCAGTACAAGTACAAAGTCGAGTTCCTGTACAAGGTCAAGTTTGCGGAGCCTCAGCAGTCCAACACCACCAAGGGTGATTCTGTGGAGTTTGGAACCGTTGAGATCACGGGAACCGCATCTGCACTTGCCAACGGCGATTGGTCTGTCACAAAGACATTCGACACCAAGACCGAAGCGGTGACATACCTTGAAGGTCTGATGAAGAAGACAGGCGCATAAAAAAATCCTATAATACAGGTGGGCAGGTGTAACAGCCTGCCCTATTTTTAGAAAGAGGGAAAAACATGCAGGATGTAAAAGGTGAACTCACATACAAGGGACAGCAGTACGGACTCGTTTTTAACTTCAACACAATGGAAGTGATTCAGGACAGATACGGAACAATTGAGAAATGGGCTGATCTGTCAGATGGGAACGGTTCAGAGCCGAATGCTAAAGCTGTTATCTTCGGAATCACAGCCATGATCAACGAATGGATTGCAATTCAGAACGAAGATGAGAATGCAAACCTTCAGCCGCTGACGACTCGAAAAGTCGGAAGAATGATATCCGAAATCGGATTTGAAAATGCCGTTGGCATGATGAACGATACAGTGATCAAGAGTACGGAGAGCGCAGAAAAAAACGCATAATCGCCGATGATGATTCGGAGCCGGAACCGATCGACTTTACGTGGTATTATTTCATCGGCAGAAACAAACTAGGTTTTACATTCCGTGAGGTTGGGAGAATGACGCTCACGATGTTCAATAAATTCTACAAGAATTACAAAGATACGTTCGACCTTGAAATGATGCTGAAGAGAACAGGGACAACGTATGCGCAGGCTTACAGAAAAGCGCAGGACAGTGACGAATGGTTCTGATAGGTAGGTGGTATATATGGCATTTGGTGGCGTAGTAAAACTACAAGGCGAGACAGAATACAGAGCGAAGCTGAGATTGATCACTCAGAACCTGCGTGAAATGTCGTCTGCAATGAAGATCGTTACTAACACGTATGACAGAAACGATCAGAGCATTACGGCATTAAACGCACGGAGCAAAGCACTGAACGATGTTTTGAGCGTGCAGAAACAGCGTGTCGATATGCTGACTAAGCAGTACGAAGAATTTAAGACTGCAACGCAGAAGTCGGCAGACGAGCATGAGGAATTAGGGAAACAGCTCAACAAGGCAAAAATGGAGCTGAACCTTATCGAGGCTCAGTGTGGGAAGAATAGCACGGAGTATGCCTTGCAGGAAAAAGCCGTACAGGAGTTGCAGGAGCAGTATGATTCATCGACCAAGGCGCAGGACAAAAACAGAGAATCCCTATCAAAGCTGGGAACGGAGCTGAACAACTCCAAGGCCAACGTTGCAAAGACTGAGAAGAGCATCAGCGATCTAGGCGATGCAATGAAGGAAGCCGAAACTCCAACTAATCAGCTTGGCGACAGTGTTGAGGATTCCGCAGAGAAAGCGCAGAAAGCATCAGAGGGATATACAACATTCAAGAATGTACTTGCTAACCTTGCGTCAAGCGCAATCCGAAAAGTGGTCGAAGGGCTGAAGGACATGTCGAAGCAGGTTGTCGAAACTGGCGCAAGTTTTGATTCTGCAATGTCGCAGGTTGGAGCTATTTCCGGTGCATCGGCAGAGGATATGGCAAAGCTGTCTGACAAGGCGCAGGAAATGGGTTCCAAAACAAAGTTCACCGCAACGGAATCCGCAGAAGCACTGACTTACATGGCAATGGCAGGTTGGAAAACGTCTGACATGCTTGATGGTCTTGAAGGTATCATGAATCTTGCCGCATCTTCCGGCGAGGACTTAGCAAAAACATCTGACATCGTGACTGATGCACTGACAGCGATGGGTTACAGTGCGAAAGACTCAGGGAGACTCGCAGACGTAATGGCGGCGGCATCATCCAACGCAAACACAAACGTATCGCTGATGGGTGCTACGTTTCAGTATGTTGCGCCTATCGTTGGTGCGTTGGGTTATTCGATGGAAGATACAGCAGTAGCAATCGGCTTGATGGCAAATGCAGGTATCAAGGGCGAAAAAGCCGGAACCGCATTGCGGTCTGTTTTGACGAGATTATCTGCGCCACCGAAAGAATGTTCAGAGGCAATGTCTGATCTTGGTATATCTATCACCAACACAGACGGAACCATGAAATCGCTGAATGACGTTATTCAGGAATTGCGGGAAAAGTTTGCCGGATTGTCTCAGGTACAGCAAACTCATTATGCCAAGAGCATTGCTGGTGCTGAAGCAATGAGCGGATTGCTGGCAATCGTTAACTCCGCACCTGCTGATTTTGACAAACTAACACTGGCGGTCAAAAATTCTTCCGGTTCAGCCGAAAGAATGGCTGACACAATGCTGAACAACGTCGGCGGTAAAATGACGTTGCTGAAGTCACAGCTAGAGGGTGTTCAGCTCACGATTTATCGAAAGCTGGAGCCGTCAATCAGGAAAGCGATTGACAGTATCTCAAAAGCAGTTGACGGTGTGAACTGGAAGAAGTTCGGGCGAGAAGCAGGAGACGCATTAGAAAAGATCACGAAGGGCTTTACGTGGCTGTTGAAGAATGGAAAGACTGTTGCTAGTGTTCTTGCAGGTGTGGTGTCTGCAATGGCGTTCAACAAGGTTGCTAGTTTCGCAATGCAGATCAGTAGCATGTCGCTGAAGCTCATTGATGCGGTGAAGACCGCAGGGAGCCTGTCGAAAGCAATGGAAGTGCTTAATCTTACGATGAATGCGAATCCGATTATTCTTGTGGCATCTGCGGTTGCAGGTCTTACGGTTGCGTTGACTGCGCTGAAGTCGAAAACCGATGAGAATGCAGAAGCACAGGCAGAGTTCGAGGATGCTCTGAAAACGCAGACTGATTCGATCAATCAGAGTAAAGAGGCTTACGATTCGATGGCTGAAACAAGACAGAAAGCCATTGATCAAGGTATGACTGAAATGTCTTACTACCAGTCGCTTGCAAAGGAATTGAGCGGAATCGTTGACGAGAATGGCAAGGTCAAGGAAGGATACGAAGCTAGGGCATCCTTTATCACCGGACAGCTTGCGGATGCGCTAGGCGTTGAAATGAGCTACAACGATGGAATCATTGAGGGGTATGACAATCTCAAAGACTCCATTGACGAAGTAATTCAGCAGAAAAAAGCTCAGATCATTCTTGATGCTCAGGAAACTGGATACGCACAGGCGATCAGCAATCAGAACGAAGAAGTACAGAAGTTGAGAGATTCTGAAGCGCAGTTGCAGGAGATTCAGTCACAGCGTGCAGACCTTGTGGCCGAGAAAACACAGCTTTTGCAGTCTGTCCGCAATTCAGCGTCACAGGAAGAAGCCGAAAATATTCTGAACGAAGTCGGCCAAATTGATTTGAAAATTCAGAAGGTTGACGAGCAGGCGCAGTCTGTGCAAGACGCTTATGACCAACAGAAAGATACCGTGTCGAAGTACGCATACGATATTGCACAGTACGAAAACAACATGGCGTTAGCTCACGAAGGAAAATATTCCGAAATGACAAATGTCGGTTGGGAGTACGTCAAGGACTTTCAAAGTCAGGGCGATGCGCAGTTGGAGCAGTTGCAGACTCAGTACGACAATACCGCTGAACATCTTGAATTGCTGAAGGAGCTGAAAGATCAAAGTAATTCCGACATGTACGATAGCCAGATCGAGGCAGACGAGAATCAGCTTACTGAATTGCAGACTCAGATGGAGCAATATAGAGCCACGACACAGCAGGGACTTGATAATGTCAACATCGAGTGGGGTACTGGGCTTGACATGATTATGTCACAGATCACTGGAGCAAATGTGACGTTCAAAGAGACTTCCGACGGAAACATGCAAGCATATATCAACGGTGTGAAAGAAGGACAGCCGAAGTCGAAAGCTGAAATGGCTGAGCTTGTAAAGCAATGCATGAAGGAAGTGAAGGACAAAAAGTCCGGATTCAAGCAGGGCGGCGAAGACTTGGCAACAGGTGTCGGTAACGGCATCAACAATCGTTCCGGTTGGGTGTTTGGAGTGGTCGGCAATTTTGCATCTAACATCCTCAGCAAATTGCGTGAAGGATTGAAAGAACATTCTCCATCGAAAGCAACCAACGAAATGGGACGTTTCCTGTTACAAGGTCTTGGCATTGGTATTGAGTCGGAAGAAGATTCATTGCTCAATCAGGTAGACCAGCTCGGCAAGGATACGCTCAATAGATTCGATAAGTCATTCGGCGATGGGTTCAATGTTGCGTCTAAAATCGACATAAACGGGCTTTCTAGGGGCATGAACGAGCAGGGTAGATATTCTATCAAGGATACTCAGAAATCGGCTGAGAACGGCTCTAACGGGGCAAATACAGACATCGTCGGTGCAGTCGTTGAGGCACTCAGCAAAGTGAAGATCGAAATGGATGATGAAACGATGGGAAAATTTGTCGAGAAGACAGTTACGCAAGCCGTTTATAACTGAGGTGGACTATGAACTATGTTATTCAAAATGGGAGAGACAGCAGGGAGATCAAAGGGCTGTTGATCAGTGAACTTCCTGCGATCAGTAAGCCTGCTGTTCGTACCGACATAACAGAAATTGACGGACGTGATGGAGACATCGTTTCTGTGCTTGGGTATTCAGCCTATGACAAACACATGACAATCGGGCTGTTTGGAGATTATGACATTGATGAAATCATTCCGTTTTTCAGCACAAGCGGAACGGTGACATTCTCTAACGAACCGGAAAGATACTACAGGTATCAGATCATTGCGCAAATTGATTTTGAGCGTCTTGTGAGATTCAGAACAGCAGAGGTGGTCTATCATGTACAGCCGTTTAAGTATTCGACTATCGAAACCGTGAAGAAGTTTGACAGCCCGTCTGGAAGTATCACGGTGCGGAACAATGGGAACTATGTTTCACGGCCTGTCATTGAGATCACGGGAACCGGAACAATCACGCTGTCGTTGAACGGATTGCAGTTGTTCAACATCGATATGGGGACTAGCAGTTCCGTGACAATCGACACTGAAAAAATGGAAGCGTACAATGGCAGTGTACTCATGAATAGAAACGTGCAGGGAGACTATGATGCATTCGCATTGAATGTCGGTGTGAACGAAGTCGTTGTGTCTGGAACGGTGAGCAGTATTTCATTCAGAAACTATAGCAGGTGGATATGATGGAAAAAACAAACTTAGAAATGATACGAGGGGACACACTACAATTCGGTATCGAGGTTGAATATGATGAAGCACCGCAGGAGCTTGAAAGTGTATTTTTCTCTTGTAAAAAGAATTACGACGATGATGCGAGCGTCTTTCAGAAAAAACTTGGTTACGGCATCAGTTATGTTAAAACTGAAGGGAACAAGTTGTATTATGTCGTTCGGGTTGCTCCTGAGGACACTGAGACAATCGAAGCAGGTCACTACTACTATGATTTACAAATCGGAATTAATGGTGACGTGTTCACAATTCTGATTGGATCGCTGAAAATTCACAATGATGTAACGTTAGGGGTGAACTAATATGAACGAGTTTTTCAAGAAACCTGTAGTCAAGATTCTGATGCTGAAAGGCGAAAAAGGAGACAAAGGAGACACAGGAACCGGAACGCCTACAGGCGGCAAAACAGGGCAATACCTTCAGAAAAAAACCGATGCAGACTATGATTATATCTGGTCAGCAATCACGACTGTAAATTGGGAAAACATAACCGGAAAGCCTAGTGCATACCATACAACATGGGATGATGTAAGCGGAAAGCCTAGCACCTATCCATCAACGTGGGACGAAGTAACCGGAAAGCCTGCTACATATCCATCAACGTGGAACACGGTAAGCGGCAAGCCTAGCACGTTCGCACCAACGCCTAGCGTTACTAAGTCAATCACACTCACTGCGGCTTCATGGTCTAGCGGCAGTTACACAATTTCCGATAGCCTGATTACAACGTCAAGCAATCAAGAAATTTTGCCTGCTATCGGGATTACGGCAGATCAGATGAAAGCCTTACAAAAGGCAATGATCGTTGACGGCGGACAGAGTGCAGGAAGTATTACATTAACCGCATTAGGAACCGTACCAACGATTGATATTCCGATTAGGGTTATATTCCGTGGAACAATTTAAAGGGGGGAAAAATAAAATGAAACTTGTATTGACAGACAAAACCGAAATTGAAGTCACAGACGGTTCTACATTTTCGTCACTGAATTTTACTGCTAAGAAGTTTGCAGACGTTGACGCAATCGCAGGGAAGATCACAACCGAAAACCTGAAGCATATTGAACTGGGAGAGCAGAAACTTGACAATCTGATTCCTGTTTCGCTTACAGTCACAGGCGGTATCAACGGTGCAGATATTCACGTTGTTATTGTGACACGTGAACAGACTAATGAAGAAATCATGCAGGAACAGATCAATGAATTGCAGAATGCATTAGCAGAAATGGCAGGTGCGGAATAATGGGCTACATTTATGCGCGTTTGATTCATAGGGGAGCTAAGACCATTGAGGATGTACCGGAAAAGTACGTAGAAGCAACGAAAAAGGCATATCTTTATTTATACGGTGAGGTGATTTAATGGCAAACATCGTTAGAATCGGAGGAAGTGCAGGAGATGGCCTCTACGATGAAGTAAAGCAGGCAACCGTAACATCCGCAAATGCATTCAGATTCAGCATTAATGCAGGCGAAAAAGGATTTTTGGCAATGGGAATTTCAAGCGTCGCATTAGGAAGCACACCAATCGTCACTGGTACTGTCACGTGTGAACAAGTATTGAACCCTACACGATATGGTGACGAAACACTTGTAGTAGCAGTATTTGATGGTGGTGATTCAGGCGGAACAATTACGTGGAGCGGGACTAGTACAGCTAATGGTTCAGTAGCGGCTAAATTTGTTCAAAAAAAGTAGACAGTAGAATGTAAAAAAATATGGCACTGGCGCATCAATTTCTAACGCAAGCTCACATAAATGTGAGCTTTTTATTACAATAGAGGCGAGGTGACAGCATGATAAAACTATTCGGAGTAACAGATACAGACTACACAAGCAATGGTGACAAGGTGATTATTCCGCTGAAAGCTAGGATACATAAAGAGGACAACGGAAGTTTCTACTTGGAGTTGGAGACTGACATATCCTATGTTGACGATTTGACAGACGGTCGCATCATCATTGCAAACACACCGCAGGGAGATCAGGCGTTCCGCATTTCAAATGTTGAGAAAACCAAAACCAAAATTCAGCTCAAGGCATGGCACGTTTTCTATGACAGCAAAAACTATGTGATCGCAGATAGTTATGTTGTCGATAAAAATTGCAACGATGCACTAGATCATCTGAATAACGCTACAGACAATCCCAGCCCGTTCAGCACGCTTTCGGATGTTGGGATGGTAGATTCGTATAGGTGTGTTAGAAAATCGCTCTACGAGGCTATAAACACGGTTATACAGCGATGGGGCGGACATCTGGTGCGTGATAATTGGAATATCAGCATCATGAACCGCATCGGTGCTGATAACGGTGTCACTGTGAGGTACAAGAAGAACCTGAAAGACATCACCTGCACATCGAAGTGGGACAACGTATGCACGAAGCTGATGCCTGTCGGTCGTGACGGAATATTGCTTGACGAAACATATCTATACTCTGATATTCAGTATCAGATTCCATACACAAAGGTTGTTTCGTTTCAACCGTCGATTAGCGTTGAAGATTACAAAGACGATAAAGGCAAGCTCGACGAGGATGCGTACAACAAAGCATTGATCACAGACCTGCGAGCGCAGGGATACGCATACCTGAAACAGCATAGCGTACCGGAAGTGAACTACACGCTGAAAGCAAACTTGGAGAAGGTCACTGACATTGGAGATACGGTCGAAGTGATTGACGAGCCGCTAGGAATTGACATCATCACGCACGTTATTTCATACGATTATGATTGCATCTTGAAACAGTATAAGGAACTGGAGTTCGGGAACTTTTCGCAGAAACTTTCTAACCTTGTGGGTTCCGTTACATCGAAAACGCAGAATCAGATCGAAGCTAACAATCAGACATTGATTGTCACGCTAGGCCAGCAGTTAGCAGAAGCTCAAACTCAGATATGGAATGCATTAGGAAGTTCCTACTGCATATACGAAGGGGACAAAATATTGATCGTAGATGCACTGCCAAAGGAAGATGCGCACAACGTGATCATGATAAACAATGGCGGCATCGCATTCTCGCAGAACGGCATCAATGGAGACTTCCAGAGTGCATGGACTATTGACAATGTTCTGAACATGCAGAAGATCAATGTCATAAACCTTGTGGCTGATATGATCAAAGGTGGAACATTGAAGCTCGGTTCTAACCTCAATCAAAACGGACAGATCGAAGTATATGATGAGGCAAACAATCTGATCGCAGAGCTGAACAAAAATGGTCTGAAGATGTACGGCTCGGACGGTGGCCATATCGTCATGAACAGCGATGTTGGTTTCGCAGGATATGACTTTACAGGTGCAAAAATCTATTGGGTTTCCGGCGATGAGTTCCATCAGAAAAAGTCTGTTGTTGAGGAAGAAATCACGCTGTGCAATCGGATGCGGTTTATTCCTATCACAGTCAAGAATGGCGACACAGTTACAAATGATGGCATCGGCTTAGTATCGGTAGGTGAATAATATGAACAGCGGAAGTTTCAGAACATCAACATACGATGGAGCATATTTGCAGTTTGATTGGAGCCTTAAAAATCAGAACGTGGCGAACAACCAGTCCGTGATCACATGGAAACTCACAGGCGGTGGAATTGCATCCGGTTACTGGTATAAAGCGGGCAATTTCAGAGTCGTTATCAATGGTGTGGTGGTTTATACATCATCGACAAGAATCAACCTGTATAGCGGTACTGTGGTGGCATCCGGCGAGGTTGCTATTGCACATAACAATGACGGCTCAAAAACTTTCAGTGCAAGTGCAGAAGCAGGAATTTATACGGTTGCTGTGAATTGCAAAGGTTCCGGTAGTTGGAGTCTGCCGAGTATAGGGCGTGCGTCAATTCCAAGCATAAATACATGGCCGAATAATTCTCCGAACTGGAACATCGGAGACATGATCACGATTCATATGAACCGGAAATCGACCGCATTCACGCATACGGTTGTGCTGAAGTTTGGCACGTACAGTTATCAGATTGCAACAGGTGTGCTTGATAATGTCAGCTTGAACACCAAAACGATAGCAAGCAATTTGTATGCTCAGATTCCTAATGCAAATAGCGGAAACGGTACGATTGAGGTTACGACATATAACGGCAATATCACAGTCGGCAAGGCATCGTGTGATTTTACGGCACACGTAGTCAATTCAAACCCGACATTCTCATGCAGTTATAGCGATTCAAATTCTGCGACCGTTGCGATAACCGGAGACAATCAAAAGATCATACGTAACAATAGCACGTTGGTCGTGAATATCTCAAACGCACAGGCATTGAACAGCGCAACGCTGAAGTCTTATTCGGTCAGCATCAACGGGAATGTGAAAAGCGGCTCGTTGTCAGTAAGTTCCGCAACCGTGAATGTAGGAACGGTGAACGTGTCGAGTGATACTGTTGCAAAAATTACAGTCGTAGACAGCAGAGGAAATGCAACCACGAAGGACATGACAATCTCAGTTTACGATTGGAAAGTCCCGACCGGAATTGTAAACCTTGCACGTAACAGCAATTATTATTCAGACAGCACGATCACGGTCAGTGCAGACTATAGCTCGATAGGTGGAAAGAATACCGTCACGATCAAATATCGAATCAAGAAATTGTCCGACAGTAGTTATGGAGACTATACCGCAGTTGAGAACAATACGGCATCTGCATTCACGGCTGATAACGAATACGAGTGGAATGTGCAGGTATTGATCGCAGATAGGATCGGGAGCAGTACTTACAATCTGATCTTGCAGAGAGGGATACCGATTGCCTACTTTGACAGGAAAAATAATTCAGTCGGAATAAATTGCTTTCCGAAGCGAGCGAACAGTCTTGAAGTCAACGGCCAGTCAGTGATAGGAAGTGTCCTGTACGATGGCGGCACAAACGGAACATCAGGAACAGTCACGCTGAATGACAGCTCAGCGAATTACAATTATATCGAGATTTATTTCCGGACATCAGGAGACTTTGTGTGTGGGAGTACGAAGGTATTCAGTCCGAATGGAAAAAAGGTCAACCTTGGCGCATTGCATTATGTGGCTGACTATGACTATGCAAAGTTTGCCATCGTGTCGATCAGCGGAAATACCATCACTTTCTTGCAGAATTATCAGCTTACGATCAAGAACAACGGCACATCATGGGGTTCTGAAAGCGCAATATACATCACAAGAGTTGTAGGATTCTAAGCCCTAGAGATAGGGCTTTTTTTATTTGGCAAAAAATGTCAAAAAAGCGTTTGACATTATAATATTCCGGTATTATTATAATGGTGTAAACAGAAAGGGAGACAGGAACATGAAGGAGCGGATTACAAGAGACATGATTGAGAAGGAAACATGGAGCAATGAAGAATTTAGAAAGGCATGGGATTTAATCACATATTGGGGCGAGAGCAACATTCACATTCTGAACAGAGAGTGGAAAACATCAGACGAAACAAGCTGGGAAAAATTCATCATTGATTATGCAAAGGAAATCTGAAGAAAGGAAATAAAAAACATGAAAAGCACAGAAAGAAAAGCATTGCAGGAACAATTCAATCAATATGGTGATCTGAGGAAAAGACAAGATGCAATATTCCAAAGATTGCAGGAGCTTAACAGAGTAGAAGGAACTGGGAAAGCTTGGTGCAGTGCACTTGAGAATGCCCTAGACCTGCTGAAGTGTGGAAAAGATTATATGAGCTTATACACGCAGTATGCTGAAATAGAGGGAATGATGCATACCCACATGGAATACGGACAAGTTCTTGCAGAGCTTGGATTATGGAAGTAAAAATCCAAAAGGTTAGCGGCTCACCTAAAGAAGCCGCAGGAAGAAAGGAAAACAAAAACATGTTTGAACTGAATTGGAATGGAAAGAAGTTATTTGTGAATTATTCACCAGAGATTGACGATTACCACGATGGCGTAGCATTCTATGCGACAGCGCATGACGAAAGCGGAAACGAGTATGAAATCCGTTGGGACTACGTAAAACCCGATTGGTACATCAACGAGCAGGAAACGCCAGTCAACAATGATTTATCAGATTTTGCAGACTGGAATCATCCGGCAGAAGTAACAGAACTGTAAGGGGAACAAAGATGAAGCGCAGAAGATTGAGAAAACCTATTAGAATTGCGCTGTATGCGCTTGCGACAGTTGTATTATTGTATGGGATGCTGATTGCATTTGTGGTTGGGGTGGCTGATTGCAGTTTCCGATATGCGCCGCCAACAGCTTCCGAACTGGCAGAGGATCAGTCACTGGTTCGATATAAATAGGAGGAAATATGGGAAAAAGAACTGACTTAAAAACATTCAGCATGAATGAGGCGACTTTCAATCATCTTGATCTAATCGCCAAGCGCTGCGGGTGCAGTCGATCCAGTGTGCTGGCGATCCTGATAAATAACTACTATGAACAGCTTGAAAAGGAAAACGAGAAGCTGAAAGAAGGAAAACATGCACATTGGACCGTGATTGCTCTTGATTGTGTAGACGATTTGGCAACGCTTAAATGCTCACGATGTGGAATTGAACGTGAGGTAGAGGACGGATATATTCCTGACTATTGCGAAGGATGTGGTGCAAAGATGGATGAAGAAAAGGAGAGCAACCATGAATAAATACAGCGATATTGAGATTCAGACGGCGGAAAACATGCTGAAAAGGGGATTCAAGTGGCTTGCGAGAAATAAAGACGGAAAATTGTTTGCGTATTCCGTAAAACCGAGCAAAGGTAACACAGTTTGGTATCCTATTGGAATTTGCGATTGTGTCTGCAATTATGTGCCGATTTTCCAGAGCATTCATTTTGGTGATAAAGAACCTGTCAGTCTTGAAGCCATCGTGCATCCGCAGATTCTTGATGATGCAGAAAAGCGGTATCTGAAAGGTGTGATCAGACCATTCAGAAATGACGTGGAGAAAATTTGCAAGACTGCCGGCGGCAAAGATTGTGAATGGATAGCATTCTATGGTAAAAGTTATTTTTTCCTACCATATTTTGATGCCGGAACAATGTACAAAGGCATGAAGCTTGGTCATAAATACTCGCTTGAGGAACTAGGACTATGAAGAACGCCGAATGGATGATAAAGAACGGCATGAGCTTTGAAAATCTTCACATACGGAGATCAGATAACCATTATTACGAGATTGGTTATTACGTAAACGATTATGACCGTATTTGTAATGAAAGCGAAAGCGCAATATTGAATCATGGCTATACAAACGATAAAGATGTTGGTGTGGTTCTGCGCTGGCTTCAGTCGGAGCACCATGAGCAGATTCTTGATGATGCAGAGCGCAGATATTTGAGCGCAGTGATCAGGCCGTTCAGAGACAGAGTGGAGTTCATTTCAAAAGTTGTTATGGATTATCAGGGTGGCTATACAGACTGTTACATTTGCATTCGTTTTACTGATTCAAGTAAAGACATGTCTTTCCCTGTTTTCTGCGAAACCGATATGTACAAAGGCATGAAACTATACGATAAGTACACACTAGAGGAACTGGGCTTATGACTAATGCGGAATGGATGGTTAATAATGGATACAAGTTTACTGACTTAGGTTGCTACGTTACAAGCTGTAACGGTGATTATATGCTTCGACTGAATGGCAAATACGTGGGAACAGTGACAAGTTTTTCCTGCCCTATGGCGATTGAAGAATGGCTTGATATGGAGCATGAAGACCCGGAGGAGCTAGGGCTATGAAGAAGTCATCAGAGCCTTGGGTGATAGACAACCTAAAGGCGTTTGGCAATTCGCTCGTGCCTGATGAGCTTATCGAAGAGTATGGCATCCATACAAGCGAGAAAATAATCGCCTATGCACTCGGACAGCAGGTGCGGATTGAAGAACGGTATCCGCTGGTTGAGACAGGGAACGAGCTTTGTGGATACACAAGCAAGCGGAGAGAGAAGCCTATCTACATTGCTGAGGTTGAAAAAACAGCTATGTAGGATGTATTATGGTTGCGGTGGCATCATGAGAAAATACAGATTCATTCCGAAATCTGATTGGACTGTCGCAAGACTTGACCGGAAGATTCTGAGCGACTGGGCTGACGGATTGATCAGTGACCAAGAGGCGTGTAGAGCCATATCAAAAAACAACGGCCTGCGGTATGTGATCGACGAACAGCAGTTGCGAGATTTTGCTACAGCGTGCGGTTACTGGTATTTCAGGGATTGGAAATAAATGGCGGTATAAAATCGGAACGTGGCGTGCTATAATTTGATCGTGGGTTTCATGTTTCCCACACCTTTCTGGGATGCTGTCCAAGCATACCATTCCTTTCTAAGGCAGTCTGAAATGACTGCCTTTTTTCATGCCTAAAATTCCGACTAACATTGCATAGCCTACAGGTTGTGTTCAGTTACTCGGAAAAAGAAAAGACAGCCGAAGCTGTCATATAAATATTATTTCATAGCCGTGATCGGTGATATGAATTTCTTTGATGAGGTTGCGCCACAGCGTGCGCTTGTTTTCTCTTGTCATGCCGTGATAGACATTCTCCCATCCGCTGTTCAAGAATTTTTTCAGCGCATCTGTATTATCTTTTTTCGGCATTTTTTGTTTCAGCATTGTTATTTTATTTTCGAGTTCTGCATACAATTTATCGTAGGCACTCACAGACATTCGTTTCTTCATGAACACGATATTCAGCCGTTCCATTTCAGCTTGCAGGTTCTGAATCTCAGCTTCAGTCGTGTCGATGGTTGCAGGAGTTACATTCTGCACGGTGGCGATGTGGTTTCCAAGTAGCGATGATATATTGGCAATGAGATATTGTTCGAGTGGAGCTTCAGCGTATGTTTTCCGATGATCGCAGACGTGGCGTGAGTGGGCAATATTGCAACGATAATAGTAGTACCTGTCGATGTTCTTAGGATAGCTTGTCCCTGTCAATTTTGAACGGCATTCAGGGCATCTTATCAGGCCAGTGAATAGATATACATGGCGGTTCAAACCTTTGCGTATATTGGCTTCTAATGCGGTCAGAACGGCATTGCGTGTTTCTATTGTGATGTATGGTTCTGCGTAGTTGGGATTGCCACGATATATGCCAGCATAAAATTCGCTTTTCAGAATACGGGTGAAAAAGTGGTACGGCTTGCACATGCCATATTTATTGTTCACGAGATCGACAACATGGTGAACTGACTGATACAGCAGGAATGATGCAAATATATCGTCGACAATTTTTTCTGTAGCCTCATCTTTGACGACTTTTTTGACTCCATCTGATGTGATGATTTTATAGCCAAAAGGGAGTTTTCCTGTTATGGGCTGGCCTTGCGCAATCTTGTATTCAAAAACAGCCTTGATACGTTCTGAGCCTTTTTTCAATTCATGTTCTGCTAGGTTCACTTTCAGATTGAACATGAACAATCCATTCGCCGTTGACGTATTGATATCGTCCTCACAGATGGAGATCATGGCAACGTTGTTCTGACGCAGGAGCTCAAGAATCTTGTTAGCGTCAAGAACAGATCGAGACAGGCGGTCTAGCCGTGTGAATGCGATAGCGTCAATGTGTTGTAGGTTATCCATCAGCTTTTGCAAATTCGGGCGTTTAGAGGTACTTGCTGAATATCCCTCATCGATATAGATATGTTGCAGGTCATGGCCATTTTCGTGGCACCATCGCTGTATTTCATCGGTCTGAGCCGATATGGAATATCCGAATTTTTTCTGTTCGTCTGTCGAGACACGAGCATATCCGGCAACACGCAAACTTTTTTTCATAAAATCACATCCTTGCGTATAAAATCAGAAAAATGCCCATAATATCGTTGAAAGGCGGTGACATTATGGACGTAGACAAATTCTATTCATTGCTATTCAATCTGTATGCATCACAGGAAGATGTACAGATCGGTTATACAGTTGACGATATTTTTTTTACGGCAGAATGTTTCAACGAGAATCATTTCTCGACATTAGGTACAGCTTCATTATCGTGCGGTACAGTTCATCCTTTTCAGAATCAGATAGGTCATTGAAAAGGGCTTCAATGCGAGTGACCAGATCGACAGCTTCATCGTAGCTGTCAGTGCTGATACCAAAGTATGAAATGTCGATGTTGTATACTTCACAGAATCGTTGGAGCGTTGAAAGAGTCAATGCACGCTTGCCGGATTCGATGTTGCTGATCGCAGGACGGGACAGACCAACTTTGTCGGCCACATCAGTTTGTTTCCATCCACGAGACAAGCGCAGTTCTTTCAGCTTTTTGCCGATGTTCATGTTGTTTATCAATTCTTACACCACCTAGAAAAAAGTATGCAATATTATAATATCAGAGTTGCAAAAAGAAAACAATAAAAAGTAATTGTGACGTAGTGAAAAGTGATTGACATTTAGTTGATTAGAGTTATTATAAGAGTACAGAAAGGAGACAGAGGATGAAGCGAACAGGATTGAAAGTGTTCCGCATTCGGCAAGGGCTGACGCAGAAGCAGATGGCTGAAATATTAGGAATCAGTGAGAGCCATTATTCGGGAATTGAGCAAGGCGTACAGAATCCATCGTACACAGTGATCGAGGCATTCACAAAAGCGTTCGGCTCAGAAAACGTAAACGTTATGACAGAGAGAGGGTAAGCAATGGACGAAATCGTGCTAGGAATCATCGAAGCAGGATATGCAGAAGAACTAGAAAAAATTGTAGCTCAGTACGAGCAAGAGGTTTCAAAAAGAAAGGAAAACTAAAAGCATGAAAGGATTTGAGAACGTATCACCGGAAGTAGCAACTGATTTGATCGAGCTTGTCAACCAGCTCAAAGGGCTGGAAAAGACAGCACAGGTTGAGTATTCCGTACAGAATCGGAAAACAAACGAGTGGATGAAAAAGAGCTTCAACTATGTTCCGCTTGACAACATTCTGAACAAAATCAAGGAAAATCAGAACTTTGCGCTGTTACAGCCTATCGGAATTGACGAGAATGGTATCTGTGGTGTGCGGTGCGTGTTAGTCCACAAAAGCGGTCACGTATTCGAGACAAACACATATCCGTTCACGGTGAAAGAGGGAGCGAAGCTACAGGACGAGGGCGCAGAGATCACGTATCGCAAGCGGTATTCATTGGGTGCATTCCTCGGAATGGCAACAGAAGAAGACACAGACGGAAACGATGAGGATGCAACGAGCGCCACAGAGCGCAAGGCATCACCGAAGCAGGTTGAAATTCTGAAGAAGAACTACACAGGAGAAAATCTCACGAAGTTGCTTGAAGCGAATCACATTGAAAAGATCGAAGATATTTCTATGCATAAAGCATCAGAGCTGATCAGTAAGTTGTTTGCGAAGAAAGGAGCGAACTAATGATGGAAACGATCGATTTGGTACTGTGCGAACATGACTTGAACAAGGGGAAGAAGTTCCTGTTTCAGGCACCCATGTTCTCGTACCTTGAAAAAGGTGACAAGGTTGTGGTCGATACGAAGTATGGCGAACAGGTAGCAACCGTATTGGCTTCATGTTCCGTTGGTAAGGGAACAGAGCAGTACGCCATGATTGTGCAGGCCTGTGGAGCTACTGAACCTATCAAGAAGGTCATTTCAAAAATTACATACCGGAAGTTCGAATACGAGGGGGAATCTGAAAATGAATGACATAATCAAGATCGAAAACGGAGTAGCCGTAATTAGTCCTGAATTCATGACTCACATGCTGTCAGTCAAAGATCAGCTGAAGATGCTGAAAGAAGTGGACGAAGCTGACAACGAAATGCTTCTCGAAGCGATGGAGAAGAACGGCATTATCAAGGTCGAGAACGACCATGTCTTAGTCAACTACATCGCACCGACAGACCGTGAGACATTCAATACAAAAAAATTCAAGGAAGAAAATCCCGATGCTTATGATCACTACTGCACGATGAAACCTGTCAAGGCATCTGTGCGTGTCAAGGTGAAATGATGGAGACATTCCATCTGAAATGCGGCGACTTGGAGTATTACGATGATGAGCATGTGTATTTGTTCAACGGCGTGATACTCCCAAGTGTCACCGAGATTATTGGAAAGAAATTCAACGACTATGCAGGCGTGCCGAAAGATGTTCTGAATCGTGCGGCTGAGCGAGGTACAAGGGTACACAAGCAGATCGAAAACTTCTGCAAGTCTGGAATCGATGATGGCAGTACAGCAATTCGGAATTTCAAATTCTTACAGAGCCAGTACGGGTTCGAGGTGTTGGATAATGAGCTTCCGGTTGTGATATTCAAGGACGAAATTCCGGTTGCTTGTGGCAGACTTGACATGACATTATCGATGGACGGGCGAGTTGGAATTGCGGACATTAAAACATGCAGTGCGTTGAACAAGGAAAAGATCGCATATCAGCTTAACATGTACCGGCTAGGGCTGATGCAGAGCTATGGAGTACAGGCAGAGTTTCTGAAGATCATTCACATTAGAGACGACAAGAGAAAATTCATCGACATGCCGATAAACGAGGCAGAAACTTATAAATTGATAGAGGAATACCAAAATGCAGGATATTAACGTTGTAACATTGATCGGAAGATTCACCAAAGATATTGAGGTTAGAAAAACGCAGAGCGGAAAGAGCGTGGTGCAGTTCAGCATTGCGGTTAATCGCAGGGGCAAGGATGCTGGAGCTGACTTTATCAATTGCGTTGCGTGGGAAAAAGCGGCTGACGTACTTGCGCAGTATGGTCACAAGGGCGACCGCATTGGGATTGTTGGAAGAATTGCAACACGAAGCTACGATGATAAGAACACAGGCAAAAAGGTGTTCGTGACTGAAATCATGGTTGACCAGTTTGAGTTCTTGTCTGAAGCGAAGAAAGAGGAACCGAAGCCAGTGCAGGAACAGCCAAAACAGCAATATGAACCACAGCGTGACTCGTTTGGGTGGGAAATTCCGGAAGACCTGCCATTCTAGAGGTGACGTGAATGATAGGAAATGCGCAGGCGATCATCAACTGGCTATTTCAGCAGGGCGACAATGAAAAGATTTACGAAATCAAGGAAAAGAAGCAGAGACGGTCACTAACGCAGAATGCCTACTATTGGGTGTTGTTGCATCAGTTGGCGAGCGTAATGCGGCTAGATAATGATTCCTGCCATTTCCTGATGCTTCAGCGATATGGTGTGTATGAGGTAGTGAGCATTCAATCGGGAATCAATCTGCGTGGTTTCTTTAAGTATTACGAGCCGATTGGCAAAGGGACCGTGAACGGGAAAGAGTTCACTCATTACAAGATATACAAGCGGTCTAGTCAGATGGACAGCAAAGAGTTTTCCGAATTGCTGAACGGATTGGTTGATGAATGTGAGGAACAGGGAATCGTCACACTTACTCCGGCAGAGATCGCAAATCTAAAATTTATTGAGGGAGAATAGACATGAAAATTATGCTTGACGATGGTACGTTCATTCCTGAGAGAGCGCACAGAACAGACGCAGGAATCGACCTGAAGTCGCCAGTAAGCAGGGCAATTAAGCCTCACGGAGCTGTGCGTATTGATACAGGAGTACACGTGCAGTTACCGCATCACACAGCAGGACTTCTCGTGGCGAAATCTGGGCTTAACGTCAAACATGGGATAACGTCCACCGGATTGATTGACGAGGGCTATACAGGTTCTATTGTGGTCAAACTGTACAATAATAGCGACACAACATATATCGTGCATCGGGGAGATAAAATCTCACAGCTTGTAGTCATTCCGGTGCGATATGAAAAAGTGAAGATCGTTGAAAAACTTGAAGATACGGAGAGGGCTTCACATGGTTTCGGCTCGACAGGCAGATGAGTATTCCATCATACCGTCAGGAGTGTTTTTCGCTCATGGCCACATGTACAAGTGGTATGACACGAGGGTATCAGGAACAGTTCGCCATGAGGTTTTTTTCGGCACGGCAAACAGGAAGAAGAGCCTACAGTTTCGGCTGTATGTTTTTATAAGGCCGGAAGATCACAATATGAGCGATCTAGGCGTTCACGGCAGATATGGTGATGAATTTAATAGGCATCTGAAACAAGTGGCTCAGAAAGCCGCTATGGCGGTCTATGGGTGGAGCGAGGAAGACTTTATCAAAGTATTCGGGCGGTCGTATATATGAGAAAATATCACAATACTAAAGTTGCCGTGGATGGCATAAAGTTTGATTCAAAACTTGAAGCAAAACGATACGGACAGCTCAAACTAATGGAGCGTGCAGGAGTTATTCGTGATTTGGAATTACAGCCGGAGTATGAGCTTATACCATCATTCAAGAAGAACGGCAGAACATGGCGTAGAACCGTGTATAAAGCCGATTTTCGGTACATCTTGTGTGAGGATGATAGAATTATCATCGAAGATGTAAAGGGCTCAGAAGCGGTAATTACGGACGTTTTCCGGCTGAAGCAAAAATTGTTTGAGTATCTGTATCCGGAGCTTTCAATCAAGATCATCACGAAGAAGGACATGTCATGAATCAGCGCAAGAAAATTGTTTTCTACATTCAGATGTTTGGAAGCATCAGCAGTTTCGAGGCGTTTCGAGATTTAGGAATCACGAGACTTTCAGCACGTATCTACGAGTTGAGAAACGAGGGCTATCAATTCGATGAAGAGTTTGAAACTTCAAAAAATCGTTTCGGGGAGAGTGTTTCATACAAGCGGTACAGGTTTCAAAAAGAAACGAACGGCGGAAAAAAGTGTTGACTATCGAACAGAAAAAATGATATTATTATGGAGTAGTACAAAGCTACACCACCTATTCAGTGGTTGCGCCTGCTGAATAGTCGGACAGCATAAAACTGAATAGGTACAGCAAACCGTATGGCATCATGGGCGCAAACATGGTGTTATGCGGTTTTCTGTTTATAAGAGGTGAAACAATGGAGAAAGAATATTATATTAACATTCAATGGTGGATGGCACAAAGGCTGAAACTAAGCGGAAATGAACTGCTTACATATGCTATTGTATATGGATTCTCACAGGACGGTGAAAGCGCCTTTTTAGGGAGTTCAAAATATGTTTCGTATGCGTTAAGGGTATCACGCCCAACAGCAATCAAGGCACTTGATTCGTTGACAAGCAAAGGATTGATAATAAAAACGCAAGAAAAAATAAATGATATTGTTTTTAACAGATATAAAGCAAATTTACAGGTTATAAAGGATTTTGATAGACCATATAAAGAAAGTTTACAGGGGGGTAGTAAAGAATCTTTACAGGGGGGTTATAAAGAAACTTTACACAGTAATAAATATAAAGAATTAAATAATAAAGAAATAAATAAAGATATAGAGGGCAACAACAATACCCAAAATCGACAAGTAGAAACGTCTGAAGAAATGCAGGAAATGCAGAAAGAACTTGATCAGTTAAAAGCAGAGAATGAAAAGCTGAAGGCGAAGAAAGAAAAGCAGGAGAAAAAGAAAATGCTTGATATTCCTACTGTTGAGGAAGTACAGGCATACTGCGCAGAACGTGGCAATGGTATAGATGCACAGCATTTCGTTGACTATTACAGTGCTAGGGGCTGGATGATCGGAAAAAATAAAATCAAGGACTGGAAAGCATGCGTTAGAACATGGGAAAGAAACGACAGCTTTAAACCGCAGAAACCTGCACAGCCTGAGAACGTTACAACAGACAAGATAGACTACAGTTTGCCGCAGGAGTTTCTGGACTTATTAAAACAGTAAAGGATGGTATACAACATGAATACGAACAGCATGATGAACAGCATTGCAGAGGCAATCGAAAAAACAGGCATGAAAAATGACACTGACTACATGGGGCAGGATGGCCTGATGTATTGTGGCAAGTGTCATACTCCAAAGCAGAAGCGCATTTCGTGGTTTGACGGAACTGAGAAAATAGTCGGTATCCGTTGTGCGTGCGAGTTGGAGAAGCAGAAGCAGGAAGAAGAAGAAAATGCAAAGCGAGAAAGGGACGCCAAGATCGCAGAAAACAGGGCGGTCGGAATCCCTGATGCTGTGATGCGTGAATATACTTTCAAGAATGACGACAGGGCGAATCCTAAAGTCACGAAGATCGCCAAGAACTTTGTCGATAATTTTGAAGCGTTCAAGGCAAACGGCAAGGGAATTGTTTTCTGTGGTGGAGTAGGAACCGGAAAAACGTACATGGCAAGCTGTATTGCAAATGCCATTATTGACCAAGGATATACGGCTCTTGTGACAAACTTTGCGAAAATTGTGAACACATTGTCGGGCATGTATCAGGGAAAGCAGGAATATATCGATAGCCTGTGCAGATATGATTTGCTTGTTATTGATGACCTTGCGACAGAGCGTAACACCGAGTACATGAACGAGATCGTGTACACAATCATTGACAGCAGGTATAGATCGCATAAGCCGCTGATCGTGACAACAAACTTGTCGTATGGAGCTATACGAAATCCGAATGACGTGAACAAGCAGA